TTGAGAAAAAAGCCTCGTTTGCCGCAACCCTTGAAAAGGCCACGAGCTTGCAAGCGAAAGCATGGGATGATGACTGGAAGGCTGTGAGTAAAGCCATGAAAGAAGCGATGGGCGATAGTGCCTACCGCAAGTATGAAACGGAACTTGCAGACGCAATACAGAAAGAACTTGAGGATGATTTGGATTTACAGGCATCACTTTACGCCGGAGGACGAACCAAAATGCTGAAATTTGCGTTTAATACCTTTCTGAGCAGCGGTATTGCCAAAAAGGCGGCGCAGGTGAAAGACCCGACAAGCAAAGAGCCGCAGGAAAAAGTGCCAACGGGCGTTGGCCGGATTGGCAGTGGCGTAAAGCAGGCTGGCCCGAAACGGTATACACCCGAAAGCGTCAAAAAAATGAGCAACGCCGAGTTCCTGAAAAACGAAAAAGCTATTCTGAAGAGCCTCAGCCGATAGACTCTTGCAAAGAAAAAAAAATTTGCTACTATGGTGATATCAGAAATGAGCGTCTGCCCTTCTGACAGCCCTGGGATGAGTGGCAATGCAAAACGGATAGTACCTTTTGCAGTAACTGCCCTCTAAAAACCGAGTGGCGTTTCTTTACTAGAAATGCTTTCGATTTTTTAGAGGGTTTTGCCGTGTCGACGTTTGTTCATCCCGAGGTTTGGTCAAAGAAGACCGAAATTATTTTAGACAATATTACTGTCATGCGCCCGTTGGTTTCTACCGACTATGAGGGCGAGATTAAGAAGTCTGGGGATACGATTCACGTTCAGGATGTGAGCGATATCACACTGAGCAACTATACCCGTGACACCGCAATCAGCTTTCAGGCGATTACGAACACGGACACCTCAATCCTGATCAATCAGGAAAAATACTTTGCCTTCATGTTGGATAAGGCAGATTTGAAACAGTCGCACATTGAATTTTATGAAAAATATACTGATCGTGCTGCAGTGGCCGCGAAAGAGCTTGTGGATTCGTTCTTGCTCTCCTTCCACGCCGACGTTGCGACTGCGAACAAGATTGGAACAACCTCTGCCCCCGAGATGGTGACTGAGGACAACATCTATCAGCGTATTACCGAGATGGGTAAGCGCATGGATGATGCCCACGTTCCTTCGGACGGGCGCAAGCTGGTGGTCGTGCCGCTCATCAAGCAACTTCTGATTAACAACCCCAAGCTGGATCGCGACACGCCTATGGGTGATAAAGTCGTCACCAAGGGGTATATCGGCGAGATTGCCGGGTTTGATGTGCATTGCACGACAAATCAGACGGCAGCAGGCAGCGCAAACTTTATGCTGGGCTTTGTCAAACCGTTCATTAACTTCGCGATGCAAATGACCGAGCTTGATTCGGTAGATCCTTATGACTTTTTTGCAAAAGGTCTCAAGGGGCTTTACCTGTATGGCGGCAAAGTCCTTCCAAACCACGCATTTATGGGGTCGGTGCTTTATCACCAGATTGGGTAAGTAATGTTTTCGAATCCAGAAACAGTCACCAAAAACCATCAGCTTGCCAGCTTTGAGAAGCGCGGGCTTCTGACAAAGTCACATTTGTTTGAAACCACACGCTACATTCCAAAGCAGGAGGAGCCTGTCGTCGGCGTGATGACGGGTGAGTTTGTCGCTCGCTGCATCACGGACACGAGTTACAGCGTTCGTTATTTAGGCATTAACCCTAAATACGAGCACCTGATTAAGCCCGAAGAACTCACCACGGAGCAAAAGCTTCTGGAAACAGTGGACAAGCAGCAAGAGCAAATTGCCGCGCTCCTTGAGCAGGTGACCGCGCTGGTTGCCAAAAAAGGAAAAACAAAAGAAGTCCCCCAAGATGTTATTCCTGTGATTGACCCGCCGCAGGCCGAGCCTGTCGTGCAGCCCGAGGAGGTTCACCAGTGACTTTAGCCTATAACGCCCCCCTACAAATAGGCAAATCGTTTCACGCGGCAAATTACATTGTCGCGACGGCCAACGATACCACGGCCACGGTACACGGGTTGCCATTTACTAATGACGGCGATATTACAGCTTTGGCGTATGTCGTGGCGGCCTCGGACAAGACAGGAACAAACCCGACGTTGACGGTTGCCTTGATGGGCAGTAACGACGGAACAACCTACGTGCCTGTCGTTGACAGTGGTGGTAACGCCATTACCACGACGGCTTTGGCGATTAGCGGCTCGGGTAGTGGAACGATTGTTTCGGAAGCGGAAAACACAACCGCAGAAGGGATAAGCATGATTCCTTTCCGCTTTTTGCGCCTGACCTGTACCGTTGGCGGAACCTCCACCCCTGGCTGGACAGGAATCATTTCACTTTTCGCCCAACGTGCCTAGAATTTGATGTTATTAAAAGGAGCTTCGCATGGCGGAAACGCTTCAAGATGCCTTAAAGCGGATAAGCCGTGCGACGCACCAGAACCCAGAGGTCACGGCTCTCAGCGACTTTGACGACACAAAGTTGCTTTTGGACTTTGTGAACGAGGCCATTCAGGAAGTGAGCAGCATGATCCGGGTGGATTATGACGTTCACAGTTCAGTGAGCATTGTTGCATCCACCCGGATTACCGCCTTGCCCAGCGGTGTTGACAGGAACAGCATTTATGACTGGTCATGGCGATTTAACGACAGCGACGGCGATCATTCGGTGCTGCGAGTTGACTCCAAGTTTATCGTCAGCAGCTTCTCGGACTTTGAGACAGCAGAAGAAGACGAGCCGACGTACGTTTACCTAGATGGGTCTGGCCTTGGCGTTTATCCCTTGCTGAAAGCAGGGTCATCGCCGTTGACGTTGCAGTTTGTCTATAAGGGGCAAGCGACGCGCCTAACCGCCCTGACCGATGCCATGCCCTTTCTGGACAACACCACAGAGCGGTTGTTTGTTGAAAAATACGCCCAGTTTTTATACGAAGCCGGGAAGGGATTTGGCAATGCAGGCGTGACGATGGAACAGGTGGGCGTTTACAGAGACAGACTCAAGGCAAAAGGCGCGGCGTTACGGCCTTTGACGATGAAGCCCTACCGGATGATGGGGCGCAAGCATTATGGCTAAATACAGCCCTTTAAACCTAAAACCCTTCGGGATGCGGCAAAACCTGCGCGGGATTGTCCAGAATCGCAATGAGCATTTTCTGACTGTGGCCGAGGCTGCCGATATTGTGAACATGCACGCGACAGAAGAAGGCGCGTGGAGTGCGGACAATCAGGGGTATACGGAAGTCAACGCAACGGCCTTTGAGAGCGGGGCGCGAATCAATGGCATGGTGTGGTTTACAGAGAGTGATTTTACAGAGCACTTGCTGATTGCGATCAATGGCAAGCTGAAAGAAGTTGATTTAAACGCGGGCACGGCGGCGAATGTAGACGCGAGCGCGGCCTATTCACTGACGGGGCAAGTGGATTTTGAGGTGTTTAACAATAACCTGTTCAGTTGTGACGGGGTGATTACTGCGCCGCGCAAGTGGGATGGAACGACGGCGGCGGTCTCCGGCGGCTGGCCTGTCACCGATGGCACGACGACCTTTACCGCCCCAAAATTTGTCGAAAACTATGATCAGCGGTTGGTGTATGCAACCAATACTCACATCATTTTGAGCAATTACCAGAATGCGGAAACCTTTACGCTGCCTGCTTCTACTGATACTGACGCTTATTTTAATCAGCCTGGGCTAGGAGACGGCCAAAAAATAAGAGGGATGCGCACGCTGTTTGTAGGCGGAAGCGGCCAGCAACTTATTATTTTTAAAGACCGCTCCATTTACACACTAACGGGCAGAAGTGCAACCCTGCTTGGGGAAGACCCAATTACTGTCGAGCGGATTAATGGCAATTACGGGGCGTTTAACAATCGCTGCATTGTGGCGGTCGGGAATGATTTGCTTGCGTTGAATGAGTACGGCGTGATTTCGTATGGGTCGAGTATGGATGCGGGAACATTACAGCCCGCTGCGATCGAAAGCGACTTGGTGCGCGATGTCTTGAGCCGGGCAAACCTTGCACAGAAAGACCAGTTTTGGGGGCTGCATATTCCTGAGCGGCGTGAAGTGTGGTTTGGGATTGCGACCGGGGCAAGCGCACAGATTAACGAGTATCTGGTGTATAAATACCCGTCGCCGGGGGACGAAAGCACCACGCCAAAGTGGAGCCGTCGCACTGACGCGGGTGTATTTCGTGTCCCGTGCATGGCCCTTGTCGGGAAAGACCTCTACGCAGGGACGTATACAGGCAAAGTCCTTAAAATGTTTAACAGCAGTAAATACGGGGTAATCGGGATTCCTTGGCGGTATGAACATGCCAGTTCAAATCTTGGGGCTGAAAGACAGATCAAAAAAGTTCAGGATGGATTTGCGTTCTTTCGCGCCCGTGAATCGCAAGACGTCACGATGAACGCGCAGTGGGAAAAAGGCGGGAATAACAACCGCACGACCGGAAATGTGAGACTGCAAGCCGCCGTAGGTGGTGCTGAGTATGGCACGGCGATTTATGGCACGGCGGTTTATGGGGAGTCAGAAGTGGCAAAAGGAAAGTTTAAAGTTTTTGGCAATGGTGAGCGCGTCAAGGTGGCCTTCAGTGGCACGACGGCGGACACTGGCCCGGTTTACATGGGAAGCACCTTGCTTGTTGAAATGAGCGGGTTTTCGAGGCACTGGAACTAATGACAAACATTGCACGGCTTCATGCTTCAGACATCGCCACGGGCAACATTGTTCAGGCCGATCCGCTTAATAACGAGCTAAATCAACTGGTGGTCGCGGTCAATGATAAGGACGACAGAGTCGCGGCCATTGAGAGCGGCAATGTGACGATTGGCGGAAACAAGACATTTTCGGGGACGCTCACAGCAAGTGACGCGACAGGGGTGACGACCAACACCATCACGGAGCGCACGGCGGCTTCAGGCGTCACCATTGACAGCGTGCTTTGCAAGGACGGCATGGTGACAGTGGCAGGAACGCCGACGGGTGCGGGGCAGATAGGCTATGCCAGCAATAATTTGACACACCACAACGGGACAGCGGTTGCCACGATTGATACGAGCCTGAATCAAGGCTATATCCTGCTTCAAGGGTCTTATGCCTCTGGAACAAATGGTGGGACGTACACGGCGGGAGCGAACCGGACGTTGCCGATCACAACCAAGGTTGATGACACTTTGGGTGTCTGCACGTTGGCTAGCAACCAAATTACATTGGCGGCTGGCACGTATGACCTCAGAGCGTGGTCTGTCGGAAATGACGTAAACGGGCATCAGATTTTCTGGGTGAACATCACCGACGCAACCACGGTGGCATCGGGATCGTGTGTTTATTCTTCAACCTCAACGGTTGGGACGGCTCATCTTCACACCAGATTTACCATCGCCGCCCCAAAAGTGTTTGAACTTCAAGGGCGATGTGGAAAGACACGGGCCACGGACGGCATGGGCTTTGCATTGAGCTTTGGAACAGAGGTTTACCGCAGTATTGAAATACGGAAGGTAGCGTAATGATTGATGTCGCATTGGCTTTAGACGCTCTGGTTCCCGCCGCCGAATATGGCGGGTGCTTGACTGGGAACACGAAAGAAGAATACGAGGCTTTGCGGTGGGAAGACCCACGAGAGAAGCCAAGCTGGGAGGCCGTGCAAGCGGTAAACACGACGCCGCCGCCTACCAGCAAAGAGATTATCGACATATTGACGGCGTTGTTCTCTGAGCTTCCTGACGAGTTGGCAATCCCGATGATGGATTTGATCTCGCCCGCGAAGGACGCGATTCTTGTGGGAGATTATGCGCGTGCGTGGAAGTATATCGACTTCAAAACGCCCGACCTTGAAATTCCAGAGCTTGTGACTTTGAAAACCGTTATCAAGAACATTTTAGGCCAAGGAGGCTAGACCATGGCACAAATTTTTGACACTTTAGTAACCAACGGCACCACGACCACCAATCCGGCCCCAAGCTCGCTCAGCCCTAAAAACCCAACGTGGACAGGCTATGCGGGGGGCAACATGGGCGGGGCTGTTTCTGCGGCGTGGACGACACAGGCCAAAAAAGGCATCTTCCCGATGCATGTCAAAGATGGCCGGGGCGAATTGCCGATCCCGATTTATGTTGCCTTGGGTGCGGGCGTGACCAGTGTCGTCTTGAATGTCTGGTATTACAACCCAGATCAGGATGTGTGGTTTCAATTTCCCTCAAACACACCCAGTGTGACAATTACCGCCAACGGGGCGTATTTCATTGAAAACGGCTTGGCTCTGCCGATGTTCCTGCAATTAAGCACCTTTGTGGGCGGGACACAGGCCAGTATTTATGTCGATCAGCGCGTGGCGAAGGTACTGTAATCATGGGCTTTACCAATAAGGGCGGAATAACCTCTTACGGCGGATCGGGCGGCGCAACCTCCCTCTCGTCAACCTCCCTGCCCGTAAATATCACGCTCCCCTCCATCACAGGCACGCCCGCCGTGGGCAGTGTGTTGACTCGGGTTCAAGGCGTGTGGGCAACCCCTGTCCCGCCGAACCCGACGTATTCCGGCCAGTGGACAAACAACGGATCGAACATCGGCGGGGCTACGGCCACGACCTACACCGTGCAAGCTGGGGATGATGGGGATGCCATTGCTTATAAGGAAACCTGCATCGGGGCCAATGGCTCGACCACGGCCACCAGTGCCAGCGTGACGGCGTATGCTCCGGCGGCTCCGGTAAACTCGGTGGCTCCGGTTGTGACGAGCAGCAACAGCAACGTGATTGGGGCCGTGCTCTCTTGCACCACAGGCACATGGACAGGCACACCAACGCCAACCTACACCTATCAGTGGGAGCGTGACGGATCGGCTATCGGTGGGGAAACTTCTTCTAGCTACACGACGACCTTTGCCGATGACGGGGCCGACATCACTTGTGACGTGACAGGGACGAACGTCGCTGGCAGTGCCACGGCTACCAGTAACTCGATTGATAATATGGTTGTCATTCCTGCTATCCCAGCGGCAATGACCCACTTTTGGCCGATGATCTTCAGAGTGGACGGCATGACGCGGCCTTTACTTCGGGTGAGGAGATCCAGCGATAATACAGAGCAGGATTTTACATGGGGGGCAAATGGTTTTTTAGACACGGCAGCTATTTTAACATTCTGTGGGGGCGGGTCTGGGTTTGTATCAAAGGCGTATCACGTCAGCAATGCCACGTATGACCTCGTGCAGGCTACGACCGGATTGCAACCGCGCATCGTCAACGCGGGGGTGTTGGAACAAGATCGCTATGGGTTCCCGATGCTGGTGAATTACAGCAACACGACGGCCAGCCAGTATCTTGCGGTCTCAAACCCGTTCGGCGCGGTGCAAGAGAGTTATGCACTTTTTGCCGGAGCGGTGAACATTGGGGCGATTTCTTCGCCCGGCACGCCGTGTCGTTCTGCGATTGCGGGGTTGTCTGACGGAACCGCAAACGGCAAGCTGGGCGCGATGTTTGGGGGTATTTTTTCAACCTCGTTCTTGCAGGGATTTTTGGGCGGAGGCGAAAACACACGGTTTTTAGTGTCACCGATTCCCGATAAAGAAAACAACTTTTTAACCCATCTCACAACGCCGACGGATTCACAAATCTGGTGGCGAATGGGGCGAGGGTTTTTCTCAGGCAATGAATCCAACACTCCCGTCAACATTGGCGCGACGGCGGAACTCAGAACCCACATGTACGCGACAGGCTCTCCGTCATGGAGTTCTGGCAACAATACGGGCGCACCTGTCTACACGGGCTTGCAGTGTCTCGGCATTGCGGGGGCCGTCAACGGTTCAGGAAACCCCGCCTTAACAACGTGGGAACGTGCTCAGGTTGAATCAGAAGTGTACGAATTTTTTGCACAGGCGAGGACTTTTTAATGGTTTATGAAGCACCCCCTCTGCTGCAAGCAGGGGAAGAACTCTGGAATTTTGGCGATGCCATGACGGGCGCGGCTTGGGGCGGCAATGCAGGCAGTACGACCCCAGGCAAGCTGGGAAATTGCGATCTGAACTGGAACACGACCACCGCAGACTTTGGCGGCGGGCTTGGCGTGATTGCCCCAAATTGGGTGCAGGACACCGTGGGCAGTGGCACGAACAACTATCACGGCATCCCTGGCATCAGAATCCCAAACGATGGGATTAACAAGCGAGCCAATTTTTTTACGGGGTCAAACAATTATCTGGACGGTGACACCACGCTGACCCTTGGCATCTGGTTTACCGAGGATTTTGTCGCATACGGCGCGTCGCTGAATGATTTATTCAGTCTGGTCGATGATACCGACTTAAGCGGGTCTTTTGGCCGAATTACAGTAGGATACGACCACAACATTCCTGAAATAAGCCTTGCCAGTGCGCTTGTTCTCGGGTCATCGTCGGTTGGTTACTATCGCCCCGGCCTGTTCGCGTCGGATGCAACTGAGGAAAGTTTAAACTCAAAGTATCCATACAAACGCTTCCAATCCGGCTATCAGGCCAATGGGCCTTTGGCAACTGGCATGTCTGACAGCAGAATGCGGCATACCACAGATGGCTATGATTGGGAGCAAAGCAGCGAGAACGTCGGTGCAAGAACGCGCACAATGCTTTGGCTGTTAAGAATTAGACCCCACGCCTTGCATGGGACGCATCCCATTATTTACAGCAGTAAAGGCGATATGGCGTTTGATATTTTTCAGTATGGCAACCTTAACGACGGCCAGTCGTTTAGAGGATCGAGCCAACGGCATTTTGGAT